AAAAGTAAGATTATAGTATGCATCATTAATATCATCAAATAATTCTTTTTTAACTAGATCAGTAGCTACCGATTGTTTTCTTACAGCATCGTGTACGATTAAATCACCTTGAGTAACTACAAAATGTTTACCATCAAACTCAGCTACACAATTTCTACTTAATACACCTGTATCGTTGAATAACTTTTGGAAACTAAATACTAAATTACCACCAATGTAGTTAGCTAACCATGTAGAGTTTTCTTTGTATATTATAAATGATTGTTTAAGTGCTAGACCATCAACAATAAAATCTGATTCATCACCTATAGTTACTTCCCCTGCGTCATTAGTACTAGCTGCAGTCCATGTAGATGGGAAACTAAAGTTCTCTGCTGCATCACCCCACCTTACTTTGTTAGGATATTCTGTTCCACTTTCAGTAAGATTAAGTGCCATTAGATAGTTACCAAATGCTTTTATCGTTTTACAAGTTGTACTTGCTGCCCAGTTAGGTAAATCTACAAAGTTACTAGAACCTGTATTAGATAGTGCTTGTGGGTCATCTACCCCATTACAAAGGATAGGAAGCCCATTATAGACAGTTCCTGTCCAATTACCTACTGTAGTTAAATTAGTAGCATAATCGCCACCTGAAGTCCTTGTAACGTCTGTATGAGTAGTGCCATCAGTTCTATATATTTTTGTTGCTCCACCATAAAACCAATATGATGCTGTATTATTAGACCAGTTAAGAACAAAGTATGGAGCTACTGTCGGTGTGCCAAATACTGCATCATGACCTTTGATTTTCTTTCCTGCATTATCAGTAAATCTTATGTTACTTGCATGTGAATAAAACTCAGGTGGGAGTACAGTATTGTTTGTATCCTTTATCATGCCTTTTGGGGCAGGTGCTACAAATGTTGCCATTAGGCAGTCCTTTGCCACATTTTAACAACGATATATGGTTGTACGTTGTTGTGAGCAGACCCACCACCAGTATTACCAACATTAGGGTTAGTATCATATGTTTCTCCAGGCAATCTGGAATTATATTGATGATGTTCAAATGAAAATCCACTTCTTGAAATATACCCTGTAATAGCATGATTATGTGATGGTATTTCAGATGTTGTCAATGTATGTGTTTTAGCACCACCTGTTTCTTGTAAGGTATTAAAATCTGAATCACCAGTATCTTGTCCCACTAGTACACGACCTGAACCAAATGCTACCCATGTACCAAATCCTAATAAAGTTGCAGGGTTAGTTGTTACTGATGCGTTCATATAAATTGAACCTACAGGATATGCACTTTCGATTGACCCTGTTAATGTACCTGTAACTGTTAAATTTCTTATACCTGTTATATCTTTATTAGCATCTGCTGTAACAGCTTTTGATGCTTCGACAGTACCAAGTGTTGCTATATCTACATAATTAAGTTCTGTAGTATTTGCCGTAACACCATCAAGTAAATTTAATTCTGTATGTGTTGCTGTCATTGCCCCTGTTATATTAGGGAATGTATTTTTTATTGTTGATTTAAGTAATCTTATGTGGTCATCACCCTGAGCAACAGAATCAGTTGCCCCTGGGTTTGAGGTATTAAGACTATCTATATATGTTCCTGTTTCTAATCCCATTATTGACTATCTCCTAATCTTATAAAAGTAAATGCTGTAGTGTTATAATCTGTGTCTCCCATTAATGCTCCACCTGATGCTAAAGAGTTAACTCTGAATTTAACTTTAACATTACTTGTATCAGTAACATTTACAAAAGCATTGCTAAAACAAGTTGTTTGTGGGTCTGACCCTGCTAAACGAGACACCTCATCAAAGTTTGAGCCATTGTCTTGTGTTACATAAGTTTGAACAACTGCATTATCTGTGTCTGCTACGGTGTTAAAAGTAGCCATGACTTTTACTTCATAAAGACCTGTTCTAGGAAAAGTAAATAGTCCTGATGATACAGACATGCCTGTTCCTATTTTAGCAAATGAAGCATCATCACACCTTTCTAAGTTAGATGATATAGGGTCACTATTAACTGTTATATCGGCATTTAGTCTATACATATCTACTTCAATTAATCCTGTTGTAGTTTGAGCAACTGTGCCTGTACTTGCAGGTAAAGTAAGAGTATTAGTTCCTGCTACAGCAGGTGCTGAGATTGTAATTTCACCACTCGTTGATCCTTGCAATTTAATTGACGACATTTTCAGTCTCCTTTATTCGTTTCCAGTATGCTAATCTTTTTTGTCTAATCTTTTCTTTTGTTTCTTCAGAAAGTTTTCTACCTACTCTAGCTTGAGATGCTTTTTGTATTATTTCTGGAGAATGAATAACACCTTTTTTAAATCTAGTATTCTTGCCAACCTCAACTATTTGTTTCTTTGCTCTTTCAAGATTAGAACCAGTTAATTTAACACCAGTTTTTGTAGCAGATATTTTTGCTTTTGTTTCTTCGGATTTAGGTGAACTGTTTGTAAATACTGGGGGCTTTCCACCACCAATAGCTATATTCCAACCAATGTTTTCTTTTGCTCTTAATAATTTTTCTATCATCAAACAATATGCTTCATCTGCAATTAACATAACTTCTTTTATTAAAAAGTCCCATCCATATTTTTTAATAGCATTTCCTAAATGCTTATTTGTGTGTAAAAATTTATGTCTTTTAAATCTTTTTTCTACATTACTAGAAATCCCAATATATCCTTGTAAAAAAATGTCTTTATGATCTGGAAGTCTAATCCAATATAAACTCGTATCACCTGTTAGTTTTATACTACTCATTAATCTGCTTCCTGTATTGTGTTACCCTGGGCAATCCATTCTTGAATTGCTTGGTAGTGTATGTTTGCTGTGTCTATTGGTACAATTAAATCTTTTCCATCTATGGTTGCATTGATAGTAATATTCTCATTAAGGTCATTGACGATATATTGTGCTGATGTAACTGTCATACGATTCATTTATATCTCCTATAATTCTGCATCTGCTGTTGTTCCACTTCCAATATCTGCAGAATTGTCTCCTGTCCTGTAAATACCATAACCATCTGCTGTTAAAAATTGGTCACCATCTTTTGCTCCATTTACAAAAGATATTGTTGGTGTTGCTCTCATAGTTTGTTTAAAAAACCAATATTGTTTTTTACTACCAACTCCACCTGAACTTCCTGCCATTGCTGCTAGTGTTTTTGTAAAATACCTCTGACATCTAGCTAGACTTGTTGCTCTATCTTCAAACTGAAATGGTGGTATGCTGTTAGCATCAAACTCGCCTACTTCTAATTGAACACCTGTTATGTACCAATCATTAGATGTGCTGTCTGCTAGGTTTGTTTGTCCTGCTGCTCTGTTTGCACTTGTTTTTGTTTCCCATGAAGTTGATAGTGTTCCTGATGTATAATTACTTCCTGCACCAAGCCACCACCTAGCTTGAAAAGATGAGAGATTATCATTATCTAATGCCCCTGTTGTATCAGCAGCAAAAGACAATACTTTTTTCTCCCAAGTGTTTGCACTATCTATTGTGTATGCTTTACATATTTGTCTATCGTTATCTTGGTCAAGTAATTCTAAAACATATGTTCCTGTTTTAGCCGATTTAACCCAAAATGCAAATGTTACTGATTCAGCATCAGATGTACCTTTTTTTAGCATTTGAAGATTTTGACCTTCAAACCTTTGTACAATAGATAAATTATCAGTTGATGCAGGACTTGCATCTGCTGTCGTGCATTCTAGCTTAAAAGATTTATTAAATCCTTGACCTGTAGGAGTGTCTGTAGCTTGACTTATATTCCAAGTCCCCAAACCTGCAATTAATATTTTAAATCTATCAACCAAATATTGACCAGAAGTAGTTCCTGTAACACTCGTACCTCTTTGAGCAATTTGCATATCGCCATTTATAATCAATGGAGTAGCAGTCTTACGATCTAAAGCTACGGTGTTATCTGATACTGTACCATGTAAAGTGAGTGCCATTAATTATTCTCCTAACAAGCCATTACTACACAAGGTACTACATAACTTCCATCATCATAAGTATTGATTACTGTAGTTGATGTAACCTTTGCGATTGTTTTACTTCTTACTATGTCATCTCCTTGTGGTTTTGCTGTGCCATCTCCTGCTGACATAAGTAAGTCTCCTCTTTGAACTGTTGTTCCTTGTGCAATTCTGATAATCATATCACCTGTCATTGCTAAATCTATATCGTTATATCCATCTTCTCCTGTATCCCACTTAACAAATAATCCTG